AGGATTTACTGTCACCGGCGCTCAACACCGCGTCGAACCCGTATCTTGCCCAGTTCCACCGCATCGCCGCCTTGGCGATGCCAGCCTGGCTTGAGTACGGCGGGCTGTTGAAGACCGCGATCTTCCAGCGCACCGTGGAACGCACGGCCCGCATGAGTATCCAGTTGGCCTGATTACTGGTCTCCGTGTTGCCGTCAGGCTCGATCAACGTCCCGTCGGATTTGTACCCCGAATCGATAAAAAAGACGTGGAGATGACCGAAGATTTGATCGTAATACCGTTCCCCTTTGTCGGTCGGCAGCGAGAAATAATTGAAATACGGAGTGCCACTGCTTGTGTCCAGGTCCCGGTTGCCAAGGGAAGGCCAGAAGCGGTTCACTCCACGCTCAGCGCCATAGATGCCCCGATACGGCGTGATGTAGTCGTAAAAGTGTTTGCCTACATTGGCGTCAATTGTGGCCGCCGCGCCGGACGGGTAGTTGTTGTTGCCAAGCGTGATGATTTGATCCGGCTCCCACGACTTCACCAGTGCCGCTACAGCGGTCAGATTCGCGCCATCCAGCCCATAATCTCCAATCGCGGCGATGACGGTGGATTCAACGGGTTCATCCGTGGTCACCGGTGCTTCGTACTGGAGCCAGAGGTAATCGGTCTCGTCGCTGTTGTGATCGGTCTTGCGTTGTCGCCGCTTCTCCCGGCATTGATGGATGATCGCCGGCAACGCCCCGATGATGTTGCGCGATGGATTGCCCTGAAGATCGTCATTGCAGAGTTGGGCAAAGCCAGGGTCCCGCTCAAAGTCCCTCGCAAACTCCCGTTGGACGAACAGCTTCACCGCCCGCTTGAAGTCCGGTGCATCCAGGATTAGATCGTTGTCGTTCCATTTCGTCTTGTAACCCGTCCATTCGACCGCGACATCTTCGTAAGACTGTAGCCAGGGCGCGATCAAGATTCGGTCCCGGTCTTTCGCCCACAAGCCGTAGAGAGCGCGTCCACTATCATCGTCAGTGCTCTGGTTCGCTTGAGTGAAGCCACCGGGTAATCTCCTGAGTCCTGCGTTGGTCGGGCTGGTCACGATGGACATGAAACGCCGGGACCATCTCAAGACCTCATCCTTGCTCGTTTCATCGTAATGGACGGGATCGCAGAAACCGGAATGCTGGACTGTGAACAGTTGATGAATGACCCCGTCGGGCTTATCGATGACCGTCAAACCGCAGTGGAAATAACTGGAACACTGGGCCGTTACGTCCAGGTGCTCATCTTTCAGACATTCAACGTTCTGTTGCAGCCAGTTGACTGCCTGGAGGAAAATTCGCTCGATGGCCGAAACAAGATTCTCCGGAGGATCGTTCGGCCAAATAGACGAAATGACCTCATCCTTGAGATTCTTGTAGGTGTATGGCGTACTCATCGGCTACCCACGCGTGCTCTTTCACGCAAAGAACTGCCGCTCGCAACAGGGTCGATTGTTTCACGTGGAACATCGTGTTTAACCTGAGCAGCAGGTCGGGCCGATAGGCCCGTGATGGTGTCTGACATGATTGGCGCTGACACTTCGTCCCGCCAAAGACGCTTCGACCCTTGAGATAACGTGGTCGAGTTCTTTTTTTTTACCCACTCTTCTTCGTACTGTTCGGCGCTTATCTCCTGCACGCCGCCCACTTGATTCTGAATTCCCTTTTCAATCTCCGCCAGGATGGCCGGGTCGTCCTTGATTTGCGGATCGTCAGAGGCTAGGTAGCCAAACTTTCCGTTGGACGTGGGAAATTTGATGTGCCGCCCGGTGGACATCCACAGTTCGACGTTCGGGCTGAACTTTCTGAAGTATCTGCTCATTGTGTAAAGATGCCGATTTACACCCGAAAACACAAACTGCAAAATGAAAAATGCCTCCCCGCCAGTCTCCCGGCAGGAAAGGCACTCCCATGCGTTGAGCCACCGTTTACGGAGCGGTGAAAGATATACTGGAGAAGTTCTCGTCCCACCGATTATTCGACGGGCATTCCACCACAGCCGTCACACACTGGCTGGTCATGCTCGTTTTGATCGTCGGATTCTTCATCGTGCAAGCGAACGTGCTGTCGATCTTGGCCAAATCCTCGATTTGACCGGTCGTGAACTCCCGCCGATTTGACGCCAGGATGGCCGGGTAAATCGAACCGCCACGGCCCAAATCGAGGGTCAACGCCATCTTGCCGCGGGCTGTCTGTGGTGTCGGCAAATTTCCGAACGCATTGATGATGTCGTCGAAAATCGGATGGATAATCACGTTGAGGGTCACGCCTTGTGGCTTGTAGAGCTTGTACTGGTTGAACGTCACGCCCAGGTTGTCGCCCTGATTGATGACGACGCGCAAGGTGTCGTCCAGCTTCCAGTTGGAGTAAGCGACAAACGCAACCATGAATTGGTCTGCGCTCGTGCTGTCCATGTAGTCATCGATGTTGCGGGCAGATGAGCGCCCCTGACTGTCGCGTGCCCGGAAGACATCGTACATCCCGCTCTCCAGATAATCGCGGATGTCGAGCGGGGCCGCCAGCCGGTCAAAGTACCGCGAGCAGCCTTTCAGTTGCGGGAGGACGCCTTCCATGTTGGCCCGCTTGGCAATCAACAGACCGCCGGTGCCGGGGTCCACGGTCGCACCGGTGACGGAAGTGATGTTGTCAAGGTCGGACCAATTCGGGTCGCCGCTCAATCGCTGCGCGACGCTGATCTTCTGCTGGAAGAGAAACGCGTTGCAGAACTCGCGTTGGGCCATTTCTTCGTCCTGCTTGTTCATCTCCGAGATGGGCAAGTTGCCGAATTCCTCGAAGTAGGAATTGTCCGCCATCAGCTTGGCAAAGACCTCCTGATAGAGACTGGAGACGCGTCGTCCGTACCGGTACGTCTGGTAGAAGAACGGCACATGCTTGACCGGATTGAGCGTCAGCCGGTTCTGGCAATAGCTCTCGACATCGTCCACGTTGTTGATCCCAACAAGGACCAAGCCGTTTGTGGGAGCGATCTCCTCCGCGTAACCGGTGTCGTCTTTCAGCGGTTGCGTCTTGATAACAACGTCGATGTAGGAACTGTCCGCTGCGATGGCGGAAGCCGTCACTTTCGCCTGGGCGTGCGTTGCGATTGTGCCGCCCGAAGCGGAGATCGATGAGAGGATGATGATGACGTGTTCAGGCAGGAAGTATCGCGCGTCCAACGGCAACGAATAGTTGCTGCCGTAACCCGCAATCACACGAATCACGCGACAGGGCGCGTAGGAAGTGTTGGTGCAGGTATTCAGTTGCGCGGTGGTGAGCGGCCCCGTGACACCCGCCGTATAGGAGGCCACAGCCCAACCGTTTTGGATGGCCCAGAATTCGTTGTTCACCACGGACATCTGGCGTCCCATGATGAACGGCTGAATGACGCTGGCGCCCTTGTCCATCCGCTGGGTCGTGATGAGCTTCTCCATGCCCCGGCGGTTGCTGGACATGATCCAGTCGTAGAACGTGTTGCGACGGATGCCGCAGGCCGCCATCTGAAATTGCGTCTTCAGATACGCGGTCATCTCGTTCCAGACTGACCCGTCGGTAAAGAGTGCTTTCCACTCTTCAGGAGTCAGTTGCGAGATTTGAGACTTGGTGAAGGTGCCGGAAGTTCCGTAGTCATTCTGGATGGCTACGCCGCATTGCGCTGCAAATGGTACTGCCATAATCGTAAAGAGTTATGCGCCAACTGTAGGCGCGTGTCTTTACGATCAGGCTACTAGATCAGAAGGTTTTCGCTATCTCCTCCCATGAGTTTCCACCTTTTACCGTCTCCCCAGGTTGCTGGGTGACATCGGTTGCACTTGGAGAGAGCGACGGCGGGTTGGGTTTAACCGCGCCAGGACTGGTGGATGTCGCCGATACTCCAGATTTGTCGGGCGGCGTTCCCGTCGCGGGCGCAGAGGCGTTTTTTCTGCCAACCTGCTTAAAAAGACCTTCGATCCAACCGCCAATCTCTGCTTGTGCTTGCACGGCCATGAGTTTTGCGGCCAAAACTGGCTCCGATGCAATGGTCCAGTGCTTCTCGCGTTCCTCCCTGGATAGCCCCTGGTATTCCGCCATCGGAGAGAATTGTTTCGCAAGGAGCTTGCTCTTTTTCCCTAATGCCTCGGACACCAGTTTCCTTTGGTCGGCGGCGGAGTGCGTCGCAATATCCGCGTCGAACTCTGTGATTCTCTGCATAATGTCCGCGTGAACAGGGTTCTGTTTGTCGAACGGCGTTCCTGTCGCTGGAATCATAAGCAAAGCGGTCTCGCGAATTCTTGCGTCAAGGGCGTTGACGACGGATTGAAACTTCTCTGCCACAGGCCCCTCCTGAAGAATTTCCTCTGGAATTTCCAACCCGTGAGCCGCTCCAAACTCTTTCATCTTCGCTTGCGTGTCGGCCTCCAGGGCCTCTGACACCGATTCAATGGCCGCTTCAGCCGTGCTCATCGCGTGCCCCACTGCGGCTCGCACAAAGTTTTCCCGGTCACGCTTCTCCATCATTGCGTTAAAGTCAGCTTGCGTAGAGGCACGAGCAAAATCGTTCTCGTCGTACTCAATTTCGTTCTTTTCGTACCACCTTGCGTGTTCGTCTGATCTGTCATCGAACTTTTCTCCAGGGTTTTCCGCCTCCCATTTCTGCCGATAGGATTTTTCCAGTGCGAGAAAATCGTCAAACTTCTTCGGCAACATCGAATCGTCTGGATTCAACTCCGCCATGACTTGAAAAATCTTTCGCAACCGCTCGTCTTTCGGGCTATACGTCGGCGGCGGAGGCGCCGGCGGCAATGGTTCAGCGATTCGCTCCGGGGGTGGTCGTAGTTGGGCGACTAACTTTGCGTTTTCTGCGCTGACCTTGGACGCAATGCGATCAGCCATGTCAGGCTTTGGCTCCTTGCGCGGCTTGGTCGCATCAGGCTTATCATCCTTGTCCTCTGGCTTCGGCTCTGGCTTCGCCGGCGTCGCCTCCTTTTTGGGCGCGTCGGCGGGCACAACATTCTCCCAGCCCAGGCCCTCCAGGGTTGTGCGGGCTAGGTCATCCACTTCCTCTTTGGTCCATTGTTTGGTCTCCGTGGGTTTTGCGTCTTTCGGCTTCTGCTGTTGAATCTGGATGTTGGGATTTTTCTCAAACGCTATCGGGGTGGGCATAGGATTCCTCTGGGTTGTTTTCTGGCATCGCTGACAGCTTGACCATCAAACTATCGTCGTTTGCCACTCGTTCCATTTCGTCTATCAACTCGTCGAGCACGCCGGCCTGGGCCGCTTCTTCCATCGCGGCGGGTTCTTGCTGGTTCCGCCGGGTGACTGACTCCTTGAGTAATTCCCCAGCCCGAAGCGTAGCGGAGTACGATCGTGCGCGAAGCGTTTCGACAAATAGCCGGGCATCAGAGGACCGGAGCCAATCCTTGATCCGCAGGATTTCCGACTGGGACAATTGGACTTGGTATAACGTCTGCATTGGGAATCATTGGCGCCACCGGCGCGGGCATCGCCATCGCGGGCATTGTTTGCGCGAAGGTCGTAAACAGTTGGAACAGTTCATCGATCTTCTGCTTGTTGGCCACGGCCCCTTTGAGCGCCGTCGTCGCCGCCTCGGAGACGGGGCGCATCGCGCCCATAATGCCCTCGACGACAGCCTTGGAATTCTCTTGGACAAGCTGTTGCACCTGGCCCATCAAACCCTGAATGGCGCCCTGGAACTGCTCGGCTTGCTTGGCCGCCTCGACCTGCGGATCGAACTCCACGCTTAATCGATAATCCTCTGGGAATCCGAACTTGGTTAAGACCTTGTTGAACAAATCCACCGCCTGCCGCGGTCCGACGCTTTGCGCGATGATTTGTTCCTTGAGAGCGATGCCCAACAACTGAACCATCGCGGTCGCCACGGCGCCATCTTCAAGCCTCTGGTCCTCCATTCGCGGGCTGGCGAATCGCTGAATGGCCAGGGCGCTCTTTTTGCCTCGAACGACAACTTTGCCGTCCGCAGTCGTCGAGCTTTCATCGACCGTGAAGCCGAGTTTTTCGAGTCGCTCGCGGGTGAGTAGCTCGCGGGCCGGGATTTCCGCCCACACTTCTTCGTCAGCAAACGCCATCGAATAGTAGTAAATCTGGGTCTTCCAGGCGTCGAATCCCTTGTCCAACTGGAAACCAAAGTAGGCGGCTTTGTTGGAGACCGATTTGGAAATGAAACGTTGTTCCGCGGCAGACTGTTCGTGTGTCGCCTGGGCGCCGACCTCTTGAGAGGAAATGACGTTAACCCGCTCCAGTAGGACCAGCAGGGAATTGATTACGTAGATGATCTGGTTGACATCGTGTTTTGGGAATTGAACAGATTCAAACTTCTTCTCGTTCTGTCCCATCTTGAACTTGTAATCCGAGTATCGGAACAAATTCAGCTTTCGGAATTGCCCTTCCCCAAGGTTTTCGATCTGGCGGATCACGTCTTCATCCACTACGTCTTCATTGACGAACGTGAGATTCGCGAGGTTTTGCCGCACGCTCAGAAGCGTCTGCGACATGAGATTTGAGACGTGGTCTTGCGCCCACAACAACTCAAGCAATAGGCTGGTGCCGAGCAACCGTGAATCATCGGGGCTGTATCCGAAGTAGATCGGCGCGATGGAAGGCAACGGCGCGGCGTAAATCGGGTCCACGTCGTTAGCCATCAAAACCCTCATCCAGACGGGGTAATCGTAGTCCCCAAGCCCCCACTCCGAAGGAATCACTTCCTCGAAATGGTCCGTCAGGATAATGGCGAAGTCGTCCCAGTCGGTCGTGTACCAGTTGTCCTCGATGTTTGCCTCCCGGTTTAGATCAGCCCATCGCGGGGACGTTTGAGGGAACTTGAGCGCACACGACGAATAGACGGTGTTGAAAAAGGACGGAAACGCTGCCCGAAGGTCTTGCGACGGGAATTTCAGACGGGCACGATTCCAGACCTTGGGATTGTTCCGCACTTCCCCGGCGCGCTGCACACGCCAGTTGCCGGCCCATTTACTGCCCGTGTTCGTGTTGAGCGTCGAAGCGCCGTAAGATCGGTCCCAGTAAGTGCGGCTGGGGTGCGGGAAGTAGTAGGGGATGCCTTCGCGGACGATTTTGGATGTCTCTTTTTCGGCGACGTACTGAAGTTGCTTCTCTTCGTGCCACTCGTCCTGCGGGAACATGATTTGGTCGCCATACATCGCCGCCTTCAGCACGGCCATGTTCCCAATGTGCTGATACCCGTAATTCTTCGTCATCACCCGGACCCAATCCGTAATGACTTGGCATCGGAACCGGTCTTCAGGCGTGTCGCGAAACGGCTCGTATTTCAGGTAGGGATCACGATTCCGGTCGTTTACCTGCTTGGCGACCCGGATCATCATGTAGGCCGGCGCGATGTTCACGATCACCCTCCAGAAGACCGGCAGGTTGAAAACTTTTCCGGGGAGCTTCTTTCCAGTCTTCGGGTCGTATCGGTCGCTGATAAGGTGCGTCAGCCCCCATTCCATCGCGGTTTTCAACTGCTGCTGATAGTCCGCGCTCATCGGATCGTTGGACAGGTGCGCGGCGACGGACTCGGCCAGCGTGGGAGAAAGCTGCCGAAACGAGCAATCGAAAGCCTGATCCAGCGCGAAATACAACCGGTAATTGGCGAAACAAAAATCTCGCCCGTTCTGAATCCGGTTGCGAATTCGGTCGAGCCAATGAGCAGGCTTCTCGGCAATCTTCTCCGCCGTGAAAATGTCCTTGAGACTCTCGGTGGAGACGCCGTGCGCTTTGAGGATTTTCAGGTCAACCATCTTGCTGTTGTTGTTTGATAAGAGCCTGGGTGATGGCTACCGACCATGAAGCGAGTTCTGACACGATGACAGCCGGGTCCGTTTCGATGCGTCCGTGAATGGAAATGACCCCGTCGCCTCGGAATGCAATCGCGTATCCGTGTGACTGAATGGCGAGCGGAAAGAAATTCGCTGGATTAGTTATCTTCGGCATGACCGGCGAAAACTTACGCTCTCCCGCGCACCGCCCGCATTCGGCGCCTTCACACGCACTGCCGCATTTCCAACAGGACATAAAATCATTTCTTCTTGCCAATCATAATCATCACCGCCGACTTGCCGTTGCGTTTTATGGGGTGCTCAGACTCAGGCTCAGGCGCGTAGCCCTGATTGCCGGTTACCGGCGGCGGCTCTTCGGGTTCGCCGGCGTGCGAGTAATCATCGACCGCCGTGACATTGATAGTTTTGCCGCCATCCGGTGTCTTCGCTGTGACTGTGCCGGTAACGGTGACGGTGACGGTGTCGCCCACTTCGCATTCCAGGTCGCCGCCCAGGTCAGGAGAAATTATCAGTTCACTCATAAATCGGTGGAAAACTACGGGTCTTTATATCACTTTACAAAACTGTGCCCAAAGGTAGTCCTAAGCAAACCCGTTTAGCAAGTCCTCAGATTCACGTCCCGAATCATCAGGCGTGGCGCCCGGAGATGTTTCCGAAGCAAATCGCCTATTTCGAGGACACGACCCGCTTCCGCCTGGCCTCTGGTCCACGGTATTGCGGCAAAAGCCGCGTCGTTGACCATACTTTGTTGCGACACGCCTGGGGGACCCGGAATGGGCGCGTCGCCATTTTCTCGAAGTCGGTTCGCAACGCGAAAGTCGGAGTGTGGAGCGACCTGACTTCGTTCATCATCCAGGAATGGCTGGATTCAAAGCTCACGTCGCCTCTGGGCCACCGATTCGATTGGACCAAGGAACCCTGGGTGGACGGCGCAACCCGGATGCACTACTTCAGGATTCGGAACTACTACGGGGAGGAATCAGAAATCCAACTCCATTCACTGGATTTTGACGGCGACGTGGCGGCAAAGCTAATGAATACGTCCTTCTCCTGCATCTATTTTTCCGAACTTCAGAACTTCAGCAGCGAAGATGTCTTCAAGATTTCGATTCTACAGCTTCGGATGGATGGCTTGCCCTATCACAAACATCTCTGGCTTGCAGACACCAACCCGCCAGAAGAAGGCCCGGACCATTTCGCCTACCGGCTGTGGTATCAACTCCGCGCCCAGGACGAACCGCCCGCGGACGCTGTGACGGATGAACAGATTCAGGCGTTCCGGGATTATCAGAGACAATTCGGCCTTCACGAATTCACCATCGACGACAATATCTTTGGCGATCAGAACATCGTCCGCGACCTGAAAAATGCCTATCGGGACGACCCTATTGGGTGGGACCGCTTCATCCTCGGCAAATGGACGAAGGCTCAATCATCCAAGGAGAAACACTTTCATGGCATCTGGAAACCAGAGATTCACGTCATGGGCGATTGTTCGTCGCCGAAGAAAGACGACTGGCAAGTGCTTCAGCCAACGGCGGAATGCACCACCCTCCTTGGAGGGTGGGACATTGGCGATTGCAACCATGCCTTCGTGATCGAAGAGCCGATAATCATGGAAGGCGACTTGATCGGTTTCATGCAACTGGACGAACTGGTGTGGATCGGCATCCAGGAACCCATTGTTGACTTCCTTGTCGAATGTTTCGAGAAGATAGAAGCCATCGAAAAACTGATCGGCCATCCGGTGGAATGGCGGCACTGGTCGGATACGTCGGCCTGGAGATTCTCCGCGCGCGCCTCGGACGTTGACGCCATGCTGGTCGAGAAACTGTCCGAGGGTAAAGTGCAACTCCTTTCCGCCGGGAGCGCCAAGCAGCGGCAGTCGATTCGCCGGCGCATCAAACTGATGCAAGACCTGCTAAAACAGGGCCGGGAGCTAGTCAGCGCCCATTGCTTTCACGCCATCGAGATGTACGAAAATCTCCGCAGCGGGAAACTGGCGCCGGACGGGACCGGTGAAGTGATTGTGAAAGGCTCGCCTCAGAAACACATTTTCGACGCCAAAAGCTACCTGCGCTTCTGTGAACTCTTCACCGAGATTTCGACCGGGCCGACAAAGCCAAGCACGGGTCCGAAGATTCTTCAGGTGGCCCTTGGGGCTTGAAGTGGGAATTGAACCCCAAATTCCAGGCCGCGCGCTTCTCGTCGTAGCGGAAGTAATGCTTCGGAGGCCGCGGTAGGTCCTGGAGCGCGGTTTGAGGGTGCGTGCGCCTGGCCACGCGGCGGCCTTCAGCAAATTGCGGCATTTCCCGTAGGCGGCGCAGCAGATTCTGGCTGGTGTTCAATGCGGGCGACCACATCATGGTAGGACACGAGTTTGAGTTGCCTCCCGTTCAGTTCCACGTCTTTGTGACCCATGCTCAGGTCAACGAGCACACACTGACCTTCGCTGATTTCCATCGGAGGACGCTTCTTGCGTCCATGCTGGAACCCATCGCCCAGTTGCACGACCCGGCACGCCTTAAATTTTTGCCGTGTCTCAGGAGGCGTCCAAAGCGCGGAATCTTCAAGGGAACAAAGGTTGAGCGGCTCGACCAGAACCCGGTAGCCAAGAGGATGGTACTGCGTCACGGCAAGGACAGTCGCACAAACATCTTGACTTGTAAAGACACTTGACTTGTAAATGAGAACGGTTTACAAGTCTTTACAAATGTTCGCCAAGCTGTTCTCTAGGATTACTGAATCGTCCCTCATGGAAGAAGACATTCCCGTCCGCTACGTGTTCGTGATGCTTCTCGCTATCTCCGACAAGGACGGGGATGTCGTTGGGACAGACATTGCCATTGCCAGGAGGTTAAACATGCCCGTGGATGAGTTTGCTCGATGCGTCGCCGTTTTGGGCACACCCGATCCAAACTCTAACTCGAAAGCCGAAGATGGAAGGCGCGTAGTGCCATGTGATTCGGAAAGAGGATACAGAGTGGTCAACTACGCGAAATACCGGGCGATGACGACCGAATTCCAGAAGAAGGAATACATGCGCCATTACATGGCTGAATACCGTAAGCGC